GTAAAGTTTGCAATAATTGAAGTAGCGTTAAAGCTACTACCCACGTTGTCATACGTGGCAATCGTGACATCCGCGCTTGTCTTTAGGACAAATTTGTACAAACGCAACTGGTTCCAAATTTCACCCCCAGGCACCCGACCAGCAGAGTCTAAAATAATTGGGTTAGTATGAGCCGTGTTGCCAGTGCTTGATGTGTACGTTGCCAGCGGTGTCGTTGTGCCAGCCTCGTATGAATATATTTTTCCGCCAGATAACGGTGCACTACCGCTATTGTTAAAAAATTGAGCGCCAACGCCGCCAAAAATTGAAAGTGATACAGCAGGCATGTGTTACTCCAGCAAGATCAAGCCGCCGTCCTCTTGCACGAGGTTGTCGCCGATCTCAGTTAACAGGTTGCTTTGCACAGTAGCATCGGCATAACCCGATATCAGCGACATAATGGCACCTAAACCAATAGCTATGCCGTTACGGATGGGTATGCCAAAGTAGCTCATTGTGAATTTATTGGTTTGCAGTAAATCGTACCATTGGTTGCAACTCGAATAGCACTTACGCGCCATTGTCCACCGTTGCCTTGAGGTACTTTAAAAGGAATTGGTGTAAAAGGAGGAACTGGAGTGCTAGCGGTTGTTGCAACAGCACCTTCACCAACCTCAATATAACAGGCTTGGTCTGACCAAACAACTACACCTTGTGGACCAGCAACCCAAGTATCAGTGTTACCAACAGAATCAGTGTAAGCAACTGATCTAGCAGGGTAGTCCGTTTTGGACAAAGGATTCAAAAGTTCCATGTGTAGCTCCTATGCAAGGAATTTTAACTTATATAAGGTGGACAAGTACAGTCCGATAATTTCATCAATGATGTTTTGAATCGGGGTATCTGTTTTATCGCACATTTCGTATCTGCAACCTTCAAGTTCAGTCATTGACTCTTGAAGAAACTCGGTAATGTTGTTGGTCTTTTTGGCACTCATTAAACCAATCGGTCCTATTAAACCATGTCTACCTTGATACGCTTCAGAAAACTTATCAGCCAATTCTACAATATTTTCGTAAAAATGACGCAAAGATTTGTGTTTTGAATACGAACGAGTGTTCAAGTGCACCGAATGAGCCACATCACGAGCTAAAAACAATGTGCCTACAAAATCACATACTTTCATTTGGCATTCCTTCCATTGGCATTTCTGGTTGCATTTGCTGTGGCATTTCTGGTTGTTCAGGCTGCATCTCACGCATCTCAGGAATACCACCTTGTTCCATAGCTGCTGCAACCACACCCATAGCAATATCTTGAATCTGTTGCTCAGTCATACCCGCTTGCACTGCGCTAATGCGTTGTGTTTCTGCTTGGTACGCTTTAATCTCAGCTTCGTAATCTTTACGGCGTTGTTCTTGCATTTCAATCGACTTATTGGCGTTTTGGATCATTTGGTACATTTGTTCCATTTCTTGACCCATTGCTTCCATTTGCTGCTGTGCAGCTTGCAACGCTGGATTTTCATCGGCATCTGACATAAGTTTAGGATCAATGGTTTTAGCAAACCGTTTAGCCATTTCTTGTGCACCAGGCCAATCCATGTTCTTAACAAACAAGTCGCCAGCTACTGCCCACAACTGAGGATTACCTTGCAACAGTTGAGCCATAGCTTCAAGAGATTCTTGACGTTTAGTTGCATAACCGGGTCCAGTGGTTGCAACTACATCGTACTTACCAACACTAGGATTGTAGATTTTTTCCAACACAATGCCTTGCTGGTCAACAATCTTGTTAACTGGTTCTTGTTGGTCAGGATTAATCTTTACCATTTTGGTTTCACCATCTTCACCAATGATTCGAGCAATACGTTGTGTATCGTAAATCTTTGGAATCAAGTCAACCAATTGACGCGCTACATGGCGAACACCACGAGCCAAATTATCACCATAATGGTACGTGCCTACATCGCCTTCACGTTGACGCGCAAGAATAGCTTTACCAGAACGTTCATTACTACCCATACCCAAGCTGGCATTGTATTGACCAGTGGTAGATTTAATGTCCTCAGAAGCACCCGCCTTAGCCTGTAAAAGCCCACTAGAAGCCATTGGAGGCTGTGCCCGTTGTGGTAGTGGCAGAACTGCACCCTGACCGTCTGTAACGTCTGGATTGACTTCTAAGTAAGGCCAGTTTTGAGTGTTAGCGGTTTTCCACTGGGTTTCGTAACCTTCAAACTGTCCACCGTAACCAATGAACGGTGCTTTGGGTGCTAGCGCCAGCATTTCAGCTTCTTGTGAAACCCAATAGTTGTACATACGTTGAGCATCTTTGGCATTACGCACCAAGCCACTAACGTATAACCGACCATCAACCTCAAACTCGTTACCGACAATACGGATTACAGGTATCCACTTGCCAGCCCACTCACGTTCTTCAAGAATCTCGTAACCGTTAATTTTGCAATACTTTACACGAGGACTGTCAGACTCACGACTACGTTTTGGTTTACCGTAAATAGCACGAAGTTGTTTATCTTCTGGTGTATTCTCAAACGCTGTAGCGTTACCAGGGTATAGGTTCAACGTAGCGCGGTCATACTCAATGTAGTAGTAATCTGCAATGCGAATCGTGTCCTCGTTTAACCAGTTGCTGATAGATTGATCGCCTACACCAAGAGACTGCAATGTGGTAATCGGTGCAGCATCTGGATACATGCGAGTGTATTCAGCTTTGGTTAAATCTTCGGTAACAAAACACCACTTGGCATCGGCACCCGTTGGGTCTTGGATTGTGGGGTCCATGTACACGCTAAAACTGTTACGCACTCGACCAATTTTAATGTCTTGGTCAAAAGTGTTGTCATCACAGTATTCAGTCAACAAACGCAAGTAACCTTCACCATACGATACTTGGTTTTCACAAGCGGTATCGTAGGCTACGTCTGCATCGGAAATGTATTCAATGTGGCGAATCATGCCATTGAATATTTCAGCCACTTGTACATCGGCTTTATCGTCAACAGGTATAACTTTAGCACCTGGACGATTCTGACGTTGATCGTTTGTAACTTGGCGAACGTGTTGTGGCAGTTTGTTAATGGTCAAACAAGGACGTGCGTTGATGGTTTGACCCTGCACTGCACCACGAGTAGCCAATACGTCAGCGGGCCATTGCCAATGATTGTCAGGTGAACCAGCGTAAAACTTTAAATCGTCTATTTCATCTTCACGCGATTCAGATAGTGCCGATACCGCTAGATCAAGACGCGCTCTTGCAACAGTTAATATGTCAGATGCGCTATTCTTTTTACCGCCACCTGCTGCAACATTAGCAGCGGCAACAATGCCAGTAGTGTCAGCCATTTAAGACTCCAATTACGTCAGGTTCGCGCATCATAAGGTATTCTTTGTTTTGATGTTTAATTTTTTGACCGGAATGTTCGCCAAAAAGCACATGATCGCCAACTGAAAGTTCAGTTGGAATTACAGTACCATCCTCGTTTTTCTTACCCGGTCCAATAGCACGAACCCATCCTTGAGCAAGTTTTTCCTTGGGTACGATAATCAAACCCTCTTGTTTTTCAAATTCTTGTTCAATAAGAACACAATTACTCAAAGGTTGAAAAGTCATTTTTTCTTTTTCGCAGTTTCACGTTTAACGGAATAAGCTATTGCAACAGCTTGTTTGACGGGTTTGCCAGCGCTTACTTCGGCCTTAACATTTTTGCGAAATGCTTCTTTAGATGAAGATTTAACCAATGGCATTATGTTTCCTTAACACTTCCAGCGTTTTAACGCAGCTTTAGCACGTTCACCATCTTTGGCATTAGCTGCAACAGCCCCCATTCTGGCACAAAAAGACGCTTTACGGCCTTTATCTGCTTCAGTTTTAGGATTAGGTGCTGGCGCTTTAAGATTACTACCAGTTTCACGGTTGTACTTTTCACGACCCTTAGCCGTTAAACCAGCGCCTTTTGACACGGGTAATTTTTCGCCGCGCCCTACACTTAACGATACACTTTTCTTTGTTGCCATTATGCACCCATCCAAGAAGTAGCAACACCGCCACCTTGACTATTGATACGAGTAACCGTCCGTGGATTATACTCACGATGTGCTACAGGAAACGCAAACGTTACAGCAATTGCATCAGCCGCATCAGGAGAAGCAACACCTCGCGCTTTCATTTCCTTTTTACCCTCTAAAAAGATAGTACCTGCTGAATTAGGTTTCTTCATTGGACCAGTTAAATCACTTTTTAGCAATCTATCCGATGGAATAGATGCAGTTTTTAACCAATCCCGCATTGCACCCCACATCTCAGCGCGTTTATTACCCCACATTATCGGGTTTTTCGCTTTCCAGCCAAAGTTAACCCCGCGTACTTTATACTTCTGCTCAGTTAACCTGTCAAGTATGCCGTAACCCAGTCCACCCTCGTCAATCACGGTTAACGTAGGTTTGTATTCTTCTATGGCATCAATCACATTACCCACCGTAGTCATGGTATCGTCACCCCTAAACCGTTTTATGGCAATAATGTCCCGACCCTGACGTACCGCAATCACAGTACTGTCCATACCCCCGCGCGCGGGGTCAACACCGATAACTATTGGCGCAGTCATATCCTTGTACTTAACCCGTTTCATCGCATCATCTACCACGCTTGGTGCAATAAATTGATCTTGTCCCGATTTCGGAAAGTCTCCATACACCTCAACCCGCGCTTCATCTGAATCTTCACCGTACTCATTGATAATCTGCTGGTAAATCGACTTATCAGTACCTTCTACTTCCCTAGCGTCAATCTTCCGACTACGCCAAAAGTCCCGTTTAGACCCATCTACTGCTTCGTAAAAGTACCCAGTGTTACGCCGACCATTGCTAAACGCTAACCAGTACCTATCCAAGATGTTCTCTGTAAAGAACCCCGCAGCAACCGACCATATACTATCTGGTATACCCGATGCTTCATCAAATATCACCATCATGCCATCCATGTTGTGCACACCCGCATAAGCATCAGGGTTTTCCTCGCTCCATAGCTTACCTTCAGCACCCCAATAACGCGTACCCTTACGCAAGTCACGCTCTACCAGTGTTGTTAACCATTGTGCAGGGTTCAAACTTGTAGCCGTTGGTTCCCACCAGTGCGCGTTTAGCGCCATAGTTACCCACTTGGTCAATTCACCCCATGTAACCTTACGCAACTGCGTTTCACTGTTAGCACTAACAATGACCGAACTACCAATACGAGTAGTCAGCATCCACAATATTAACCACGACACCAGTGCAGACTTACCCACACCACGACCAGACGATACCGCTTGCCGCATAGCATCAATCAATTGATCGTTGCTAAGATTGTTTTTGTTAGTCTTAATAAACTCCCGAATCTCACGCAACACCTCCCTCTGCCACTTACGAGGTGACTTGAAATGCTCCAACGGTGTATTCTTCTGCCCCCAAGGAAACGCAAACAGTACAAACGCTTCAGGGTCATCTTTTAGTTGTGGCGACCACAGTTGACTCATTAGCAACTGTTCATCTTCCGGTGAATATCTAGTCTTCTGCATTATTTACCCCAGTACATTGAAACTGGAAAGTTGCGCTCGGTGTAATCGCGCTTCTCAAGACTTGGAGCGTACTCCCAAGCGTAGAAGTCCGACATGTGCAACCCCTTGTCACTGGGCGTGTACAGCACCCGACGATAGCCGAGCCAGTTCATAAAATGCCACCAAAACCACTTAATCATTGTCATTCTCCAGTCTTGGTGATACGTCCATTACTTCAGCTTCTATCACTCGCATCTGCGCTTGTTGTAACGCTTCGGTAATGCTTATAGACCCACCAATCTCAACCTGCTTAACCTCACCATATCGTTTCTTATTGTGTGCACCCATCAACCATTTGCGCGTATCAATCCGCAACTTGTCTCTGTTTACCGTATCGCTTGATGTTGGGTCAATTGAATCTACACCATCGGAAATTTCCAAAATTTCACTTGCAATAAATTCAGTACGCATCTCCTGCGCTTCTTTGAATCGTTCGTAGCGTTGCGGCTCACGTTTAATCCATTGCAAGAAATCTTCGTATGAGATAGCCCGATGGTCATCTTTAATTAACGATTGAAGTGATCGACCACGGTAAATATCTTCAATCACACGTTCAAAGATTTGTTCATATTCCAAGTGCAATAGTTCTTTTGCAGACTTGGATAACCTCATGGGTTTTGGGTCAGGCACAGATAGCCAGTTGGGTAAGCTCTCACCACTTGCGACAGTTGTGCCTACAGAATGAATGTTTGTTTGTTCCATAGTGCAGATATGGTATCACGGTATTTATTTCAATGTTTCCTGTGTGACCGTTGTTACACGAGAAAATTATAAAAAAAGTTTACAGGATTTTGTGTATTCGTGTTACGGCTGTAACACGCAGACATTTTATAAAAAATTTTCACGGAATTCGTGGTGCCTGCCTACGCTAGACCTGCTGGCGCTTGGACCTAGGGGGCGGGGGGGGGGTCGGCAAGCCGGAGCATTGAAGCCGGAGCCGAAACCGGAGCATCGAAGCCAGTGAATCAGTCAATTAGTGCCATGCAATGCACCATTGAAACATCGGGCAAATTCGGATAAATACACCATTAAAACATCGGGCAAATTCGGATAAACGCCAGTGTGACAACTTCGCCTTTGCGCGGGCGACCCTTTTAAAAATACCATTTTCTAAAACGTCTTTTTTTCCCAGATTCTCAAAATCGACCACCCAGAACAAAAGGCAAAGTTGTCACAAAAAAATACACTTGTGTCACAATCATGGAAACATCGGTTAAAAAAGGATGTAATTATTTTGATGTTTATATTTACAGCGTGCACAAGTGTGCTACAATAAACATACCAACAACGAAACGGAGTAATTAAAATGGCAACTGTTCTCTTATACACAATTGGCACACTGGTGGTAGTTGGCTTTATTGCTGGTTTGGCATGGCTTGGTAAAGCTCAAAACGAACGACTGGCAATGTTAGACAGAATCCATGGAGTAACAAAATGATCCAGCAACTACTCGAAGCTGCAACACTGGCCGCAATTATTGGCCTGCCGTTGGCTTTGTACTTTGCCACTATGTGAGACAACCCTACAAGGCCATTGCGTGGCCTTGTGGATGCTGTCTTAGCATCAAGTAACCCGTAACCCGTAACTCGTAAAGGTAATCTATCATGTTAATCAATGTAACCACACTAAAAGCCCTCCTGCTCTTCGCAGCTAAAAAGGAAACACGCTACTATTTAAAAGGCGTGCACTTTGAACAGTCTGCCACTGGCACCGTGGCAGTGGCCACAAACGGCCATTGTTTGGCCGTTGCTAGGTTAGACCGTGACAGTGCAGAGCCTGCTAGCTTTACCGTACCGCGTGAGCATCTCGAAAACGTTGTAAAGGGTGCCAAGGGATCAATTGATGTTGTGCAGGTAGATAATACACAATGCACCTTGAATAGCTCCAATGGCCGGATAACCGTGCCACTATTGGATGGCAAATTTCCCGACTGGCGCCGGGTTGTTACGCCACAACAAACCGGTGAAAAATCTCACTATCATCCGGATTATCATGCAATGGTAGATAAAGCCGGGCAGTTGATAAGACCAACTAAGTTCGCATACTTAATCCAGCAAAACGGTAACAGTATAGGGTATTGCAAAATTAATGATGATTTTCACGCTTACGTTATGCCCCTGCGCGGGTATGATGAGGTTGTAAGCGCTCCAACTTGGTACTAAAGCACACTATCAAGCCATTGTAATGTAGTGGCTTGATGGATGCGCTTTGCATCGTAACTGTAACTGTAAGGACAACCCTATCATGGCACAACGTATAACTAGATCATTTTTAAATGCTCAGGTAAGCAACCTTAACCGGCTTTTTGGACTTGATGATGAGGTTTACACCTACGATGAGAACGATAAAATTATTGGAGGTGTTGAAGGTGTGTATTTAATTAGTTCTCAATATGGTGGGTTTGCATTGCATAAGATGCACGAATCAACCGGACAATCTGACATATTCAACATGGGACATATTCCCGCGCGTCAATTGTCGGAATTGATTGATGCTTATATGCGCGGTATACGTGAAGTAATGAACATTAAAGATTAAGGAAAACATCATGCATTACATACAACGCAAAGATGGCAAATACTTGGAAACCGTAGACGAATTCGAGACATACAAGGAAGCGCGGGCCATGCTCGCCGAATATCGGTTATCCGATACTTCGGCCATGTATTACATATCGTCACGTGCTTGTAAAGCATGGAGCAAACCATGATTACCGCAGAGAAGTTCGCGTTAAGCCATTGGCTTGATGATTACCCCGACGACTTAAACTATCAAACCATACTGGAATTAGTAGCCGATGGCGATAGACGGATAGACCCAATTGGATTAATGGAGTATGAGCCGACACAATCCATAGTTGAACATATCGAAGCTACTAAACGACTATTTTTAATTTATATCCGTATTGCCATGCAGGAGGTTAAAAAATGATCAATCTACTACGATTACAAGCAAGCGAAGCAGAGCGTATAGCATACTGGGAGGGATTCACTGGTACGGCGGAACTATTCAAACGGATAGTAGATTTGGAAGATAAGGTTAACCAGTTAGAGAATGATTTACAAGAATCGTTTGATCGAGAGGTTGAATTGCAAAATGAAGTCTGCCGGCTTGATTCTGCACTGGCTGAATTGGAAGCTAACCAATGATCACGGTTGTAGTAGCGGTATCCGTTGCCGTGTTCATTGGCATATTGGAAGAGTGGTTCAGAGACTAGGTTTATAAACCCGTTACAGCCCCGATAGGGGCTTTTTTTACGCTTGGACATGCGCTAGTATGCGCTAATGTATTAAACGGCTTAGAGGGGCTTTAAATGAACGCAATGGAACACTTTAGGGATTTATACGGCGCTATGGATTTGTCAGAGAATGACGCAGCGCGGAACGTGTTTTTATCCGGTTGGAATAGTGCACTAGTGGAAGTGTTAACCAGAGTTAACCGGATGCCATTGGAGAAGGATACACGGGCTAGCTTCGCCGTGTATCTTCAAAACATGATGCAGCTAGACCCGCATGATTTAAAATAATTAATCCATATCGGGCGTATAACCTTTAACCAGTTTACGATCATAGCCTTTGTCATAGGCTATCCGGTAGATGTAGTCGGCATGGCGTTGCTTGGCTTTAATTACCTGTTCGCGATAGTCTTTAAATAAAGTAGGTAGGTTGGGATTAATTGCCCATATTGCCTGACCTTTTTGTAACTGTTCATCTACTTTAATAACCCACTTGGACACCTCTAGTACGTCCATTGCATCCAACATTAATTGGGTTTTTTGATGCTCTGACAGGTTCGGCATCTTTTCATATATGCGCCTAGCTGACCGTTTAAGGCTTCTCAGGTCAACAGTTGTCATGTCTGCACTATTTTGGATGATGTACTCAATGACCCATTCATCGAATGTATTTTTACTGGCAATCTCACCATACATATAACGATATGCAGGGATGATATACCCGCGCACTAGGTCAATCACACGGCGCATAAGGTCTGCCGATACGGTCGGGCTAAATGGTGCCTCTATGGTATGCCAGATTAAGCACATGCGCCCCGTTAAGCCTTCCAGCTTACCAAATGCAGTCATATACTCAACACTACTAGACAATAGGCGTTCGTCTTGTTTTGCATCCTCGTACCATGCTTGGAACTCACGATACACATCAAACGCTTCAGGGCTTAATCTATAGGTCTGTGGTGGTAACGCATACACCATGCGAAGGGTGTTTTCCCATACGGTCGAACTGGTTAAGTATTCCGGTACTGGTTGACCTAGTTTGGTTTTACGTGGTCGGAGTAATGCAGGTATAAAACGTTGCAGCAAGCCATCGGCAGAAAGGGATGATGCAGAGGTTTTTAATACGGTAGGTTGAATATTCCCATAGATGGACACTGCGAGGTTTTCAGCATGGATAGAACCAGCACCTACACGATCCATCTCATAATGCTCTGATTCGTAAGACACAACCCATGCCGATCTATCCTCACCACTGGCCTTATCGGTGAGTTTGCGTACCCATGAGTTCATCTCATCAAGGTGACACAATAGACCTCTTGGACGATCTGCCGCTTGTCGTACTAACTTCTGGCTGGTGATGTCCGAGACTGTTATTTTCAATGGTACGGGTTGAGGTGGCATATCCGGTACTACTGGCGCTTGGTCTGCGCCCATAAGTGCATCGGGTGATGCTGACCATTCGAGGAATGATTTCTTAGCGCCGGCATAGGCGGCTTCTTTCCCTTCCCAGTCGAGTAGGTCCTTGCTGTAACGTGGTCTATCTTCTGCTTCAATATCTCGCAGTGGTGACAACATGGGACGTGAGCCGGGGGACTTCTTGTCTGCTGGATCGCCTACAGTCATAAGCCATAGTACCGGCGGTACTTTAAAACCCGGCATGAGTTCCAGCCTGGTGCGTGCGTCAATCACGCCGCAAACAGCCGCTAAGCCAGCATACAAAGGCACCAAAGGGTCACAGCCCACACTTTCCGCTATTTCATTGGCACGAGTAGACAACACACTAGGCCAGATTGCCATCTCCATATCTGGACGCTTGGGGCGCATACCATCAAGCACGTCAAGAGGTGATATTTTGGACTCTACCTTGCTGAACAACTCGGACGCATCGGGCGTAATGCGAGTCCAACCATGCTTACGGGCAAGGTGGAATAACGTTCCAAGAGTGATAGCGGTTGACTTGGTGGTGCTAAAACTGCTCCATTTGACCATGATCGCATGATCACCCGCATACTTGGTCTGAGCCGTTGCGCTCCAATCACGCCAGAGAATCAATGCTTGGTCTGCTTGGTCTGTCTGTATACCCGCCCAATGCAGCGCCATGCCAACGTTAACCCATTCATCGTATGCACAATCAGCGGGAATAAACTCTACTGCTTGGTGTATTTCATCCCATGATGTATCGAGAGTGCCCGTAGTCTCAATCGTGCGCTCTTTATCTTGGGATAGCAAACCTTGCCACACGTCGAGTAACGCTTGGGGGATAACTGGTAAACGTGTCCAGTGTCCTTTACCTACCCATGTGTAGGACTGTTGAGTTTCAGGGTGTATAGATGGTGGTAATACATCTTGCACTGTTAACCCATTGGCAGTGGCACAGCGTAACTCGTACACCGTGACATTGTTATGCGTGATCTTCTTTGTAGGTAGTACAGCACCGAATGGCATAGCGTACAAGAGTTTGCTATGACCTTGTTTGCCTGAGTTGATACCAACGGCATCAGGTGCATCGTATAGGGCTTGCAGGTCAATACCGTGATCAGCTAGTACAGTGGTAGCCATCAACCAGTTATCAATGTCCAATGCCATCGTGCCACTATAGGCATGGGCTAGACCAATACCGAAACCTGCTGGTAATTCAGACTGAGATTTAAGGGCGTTTTCTTTAAGATTCCAGTTTGGTGTACGTGGTCCCTTTGTACCCATTGGAATAGGAACTAGACTCCAACCATGACGAATGTATGCGTCTACTGAGGCGGGGTGCGATTGTACGGTCTGTAACGATGTCATATAATGGGTTCCTGTTAGCTTGCTCTGCTGACATTTCTGTAGGTCTCAATTAAAGCCATGCTAACCACATGGCTTTTTTTTCACAATAATTAAAAATTGTTTGACAATTGTAATTCAGTTGTGGCACAATAACAATTAACAAGCAAGGAATTTTAACCATGAATCCTAAACCCAAAACATCGTTTCTGACTGTACGTGTGACTGATCAGACTCGTATTAAATTTTGCGATAAGGCTAAACAGTATGGTCAACCATCTGAAGTCTTGCGTGAAATGATTGATGCCTTCATTGAAGATCGTATCAAAATTACCCCTCCTGTAACCCGTAATCTTGAAAGTTTATATGTCAATTGAAAACCAAATCGCCGCTTTAACTGCTGCTGTAATCGAACTTACAAACGTAATCAAAACCAAGTCTGGTAATGTAACCGCACCTGCACCTGTTGCGCAACCCGCCCCTTTGGTTGTACCTACCCCTGTTGCTCCCGTAGCGGCTCCAGTGGTAGCTGTAGCACCCGCACCTGTTACGGTGTCCCCTTCTAGTATGCCCGCACCGCCTACATTCGCACCAGTTACACCAGCACCAGCACCTGCTGGCGCACCGTTTACCGATGGTAAGGGATTGATTGACTACGTGATGAGCGCATACAAGGCAATGGGCGCACAGAAGGGTGCAATGATTCAGAACGTGTTAACTGGTCTTGGATACCAGAACATTAACGATGTGAAGCCTGAACACTACAGCGCATTGCATCAAGGTATTGAAGCACTGAAAGGTTGATTATGAAACGCTACATTGGAACCAAAATCGTCCACGCTGAAATAGCAGCGAGTCCAAAAGACGGAATCGAAGGTTACAAAGTCGTCTACGGTGACGGTTACGAATCGTGGTCACCTAAGGATGTGTTTGAGGAGGCATATCACGAGTGTGCCGCCATGACATTCGGCCTTGCTTTGGAGTGTCTGAAAAAGGGCATGCATGTATGCCGCGCAGGCTGGAACGGTAAAGGCATGTGGCTTGAGCTGCAAGCGCCTGACACTCACAGCAAAATGACGTTGCCCTACGTGTTCTTGAACTATCCAGCGGATGCTCAAAACACACCCGGTGCTCGTGTGCCTTGGCTTGCAAGTCAGACCGACATGTTGGCCGAGGATTGGAAAATCGTCATATGAGCGATCACGCCAAGCTGTCACCCTCTAAACGGCACCGCTGGGCGTTATGCCCTGGCAGTGTCCGTGAAGAATCTAAGTTCCCCGAAGAACGTAGTAATCCTGCTGCTATTGATGGTACTCACAGCCATACACTGCTTGAACATTGTATTAGAAATGAAATGATTGACCCAGTAACACAAATAGGTAAAAAAATTGGTGACGATTATGGTGATTTTGTGGTTGATGCTGCTCGTGCTGCCCGTGTCAAGGTTGCTATTGATTACATTAAACAACGCATAATTGAACTCGGTAGGGCTGAGGTAATTGCAGAAACACGAGTAGATCCTAAATGGTTTACTGGTCGTGATGACTTATCGGGTACTGTAGACGTTCAGATTATTGGCGGTAATGTGCTGGAGATTATCGACTACAAGGACGGTATGGCTCCGGTAGAGGCTGAGAACAACTTACAGTTGGAACAGTATGCCATTGGTAAACTGGCTGAGTGTAAGTTGCCGATGAATATGCCAGAAATGTATCCGTGGCGTGAAGTACGCATGACGATTATTCAACCTAAATTAGCACTTAGGGGGTTAAATCCGATTGTGACATGGATAGTTCCTGTATCATATTTGCTGGAACGTGCTGATGAATTATTTCATGAAGCGTTAGCCACAGATGCTGTTAATGCACCATTGGTGCCTGGTGAAAGTCAATGTAAATATTGCCGCGCAAAAGGGTCATGCTCTGCGTTGGCAAGTAATGTAATGAAGGAGGTAGGAATCATGTTCCAACCAATCGTAAACCAAACGCTTGATGTAGCGCAACAAAGCGCAGACAAAGACCCAACTACCATGGATGATGACCAACTGCGTCAGATCATGGAAGCCGCACCACTTATGCGCCAGTTACTTGAAGGCGTTGAGAAAGAAGCACTACGCAGACTGCAATCCGGTAAAGCCATAGCAGGTTTAAAACTGGTCAATGGTCGTGGTAGTCGTGCTTGGAACTTATCCGATGATGAAATAGCTGAAAAGCTAATCAAGATGGGTATTCCCAAAGGTGCCATTTACGAAACCAAGTTGGTATCACCCGCTAAGGCTGAGAAACTTTCATGGTCAAAGCGTGATGGTTCTAAAGTCACATTGTCCGAACTTCAATTGAAACGACTAGAGCAAGAGTATGTATCTAAACTTGCTGGTAAACCCACAGTCGTATCCGAATCTGATAGCCGCCCCGCTATCGTAACGAATGCAGCACCATTATTTAGTGCTGTAGAGGTAGCACCCGCTGCCGAATCCCTGCCATCTTGGCTCATGTAACTTCAAAAGGTAATTGTTATGTCCGATATTATTTTTCTGTCAAATGTTCGTTTGTCTTTCCCACACATTGCTGAACCACAAAAGCAAGTAAACGAAACCACTGGTGCAACCCGTATCTCTTACAACTGCGAGTTCATCATGCCGCAAGAACACGCTGGTTTTCAGCAGTTCATGGCTCGTTATGGTGCACTGGCAATGGAGAAGTGGAAAGAACACGCACAGCCTGTTATGGCTATGATTCTTGCTGATCGTAAGACCCGTTGCTTTGGTAAAGGTGAGGAAAAGGTTAATCGTAAAAACTTTCAACCTTATGATGGTTACGCTGGTAATGTGTTTCTTACTGCTGGTCGTGATAGCGCACCACAGATGATTCAGGATAATGGTCAAGCCGTTGATCCTGCTAACACAATGGCATATCAAGCACTTGCACGTAAGATGTATGGTGGTTGCCGTGTCAATGCTGCTGTTAAGCCTTGGATTCAAGATAACAAACATGGTCGTGGTATCCGTTGCGACTTGATTGCTATTCAATTTGCCTCTGACGATACAGCGTTTGGTGAAGGTAGTGCTGATGCGTCTGCACTGTTTGGTGCTGTAAATGCTGCACCAGGCTTTGCACCCGCAGCACCTGCTATGCCTGCTGCACCATTCGGCGCACCTGCTGGTCTGCCATCGTTCTTCGGTTAATTACATGGGGCTTCGGCCCCTTGTTTGTGAAGGTAATTTGTAATGAGTAACGACTACATCTATGATATTGAAACGTTCCCAAACGTATTCACACTGGCAGTAGAACACGCAGAATCACCCCTATCGTGGTTGTTTGAGATCAGTGACTGGCGTAACGACTCGCGGGAGATCATAAGCTTTTTGTCATATCTGCAACAGACCAGTGGGCGCATGGTTGGTTTTAACAACATTGGCTTTGATTACCCTGTACTGCACACACTAGCGCGTATGGGTAAGTCTGACGCATACACCCTGTATCAAAAAGCACAAGCCATCATTGACGCGCAAGACAACGACAAGTGGGCGCACATGGTCAATCCAACTGACCGCATGGTGGATCAAGTTGACCTGTACAAGATCCACCACTTTGATAACAAGGCACGTACCACCAGTTTGAAGTCGTTAGAGTTCAATATGCGTTCTGACACCATTGAGGACTTGCCATACAAGGTAGGTACTACATTGACCCGTGAGCAGGGTGAAGTGTTGAAGCAGTACAACCAACACGATGTTAAGCAAACTAAACTGTTTTACCACCACACGCTTGACATGTTAAGTTTTCGCGAAAAACTTAATGTGATGTACCCTGGTAAAGACTGGATTAACTACAACGATACCAAGATTGGTAAAGAGTTTTTCATTATGAAGCTGGAAGAATCAGGGGTTGCCTGTTACGACTTTTCCAGTAAAGGACGTACACCAAGACAAACTAAACGACCAGTAATTCACTTGAAGGACGCTATTCTGCCTTGGATACGTTTTGATCAACCTGAGTTCAATCGTGTGCTGAACTGGCTTAAAGGTCAGTCGATTACAGAAACTAAAGGTGTGTTTGAAGATTTGACTGCGGTTATCAATGGTTTTACTTTTGTGTTTGGTCTTGGAGGTATTCATGGCTCAATGGAATCAGTTGTGGTCGAATCCGATGACGAAAATGTCATCATTGATCTGGACGTTACCAGCTACTACCCAAACCTTGCAATCACCAATGGGTTTTATCCAGCCCACTTGGGTAAGCAATTTGTCGCAATCTACAAGCATTTATTCGAACAACGTAAAGGATACTCCAAAAAGTCAGCCGAAAGCGCCATGTTGAAGCTGGCACTGAATGGTGTGTATGGTGATAGCAACAATCAGTTCAGTGTGTTCTATGACCCGTTGTTTACCATGAGCATTACGCTTAATGGTCAACTACTACTATGTTTACTTGCAGAAGGTTTAATGACCATACCAGGCCTTCAGCTAATCCAAGTAAACACCGATGGTCTAACTGTTAAGGTGCCACGTAACCACAAGGTGTTGGTTGACTTGGCAAGAGCAGCATGGCAAGAGCGCACCGGATTGAACCTAGAAGAAGCCGTTTACAAGTCCATGATGATTCGTGATGTGAACAACTACATTGCAGTTTATGAGGACGGTAACACCAAGCGTAAAGGTGCTTATGAGTGGAAAACCCAATGGCACCAGAACGCAGGTGCATTAGTAATACCAAAGGTAGCCGAAAAGGTGCTGGTAGATGGTGCACCTATCCGTCAAACAGTGGAACAGTGGCAAGACAAGATGGACTTCATGCTACGCACCAAAGTACCTAGAAGTAGTTACTTGGAATGGGGTACTGACCGTGTGCAGAACACCACTAGGTACTACATAGCTAAGGGTGGTAAGCCATTGAACAAGTGGATGCCTCCACTAGCCAAGAAGCCTACAGTGTGGCGCAAGATAGGCGTAGAGAGTGGTTGGAACGTGCAGGTATGTAACAACATTGCCGATGCTACGTTACCAATTGATTATGAATACTACATCAACGAAGTGGAAAAATTATGTCTGAGTCTAGCCTAACCAAACAGATTGCAGGAACCCATTACAAAGACCTGCCTATACAACCAGTGGAGTACATCTATGCTAACGCCATAGGGTACTTTGAGGGCAACGTAATCAAATATGTGAGCCGTTGGAGAGCAAAGAATGGTATTGCAGACCTAGAAAAAGCAAAACATTACATTGAATTACTAATTGAGATGGAGAACAGAAATGCTAGAGAAACAGATAGAAACCAAAGTGTGCGAGTACGCAAAGACCAAGAATGTACTGGTATATAAGTTTACCAGTCCTGCACGTGCCGCTGTACCTGACCGTATGTTTATCCGACCAGATGGGCGTATCTGGTTTGTAGAGTTCAAGCGTGGAGGTGCAAAGCCTACAGAAGCACAAGAGCGTGAACACCACCGACTACGGCAACACAAGGTGAACGTGTTTGTGATTGACAACGTGGAAGAAGGTAAGACTATGATTGATTTTATGGTGATGGGATGCTGAGGGTACTTGTTGCTTGTGAGTACAGTGGTCGTGTACGTGACGCATTTACAAAAATGGGTCATTTTGCAATGTCTTGTGATTTGCTTACAAGTGATGCACCAGGGTTGCATTACCAAGGTGATGTATTCGACATTATTGATCAAGGGTGGGATTTAATGATTGCACATCCTCCTTGTACATATCTGAGTGTTTCGGGTATGCACTGGACAACACGAGGTTTACGTGACCCGCAACTTACAGAAGATGCTTTGTTGTTTGTGCAATTGCTTATGGATGCACCCATTAAACATATTGCAATTGAAAATCCGATTAGCGTTATCAGTAGTCGTATTCGTAAACCAGATCAAATTATTCAACCGTGGTGGTTTGGTCACGATGCCAGCAAAAAAACGTGCTTGTGGCTTAAAGGTTTACCATTGTTGAAACCCACTAATATGTTACCAGGTGATGCTAAAACACGCCGCGCTAATCAAACTGTCAACGGTCAAAATAAATTACCACCATCAAAAGACCGCTGGAAACTACGCAGTACGACTTACCAAGGTATTGCTGATGCTATGGCTAAACAGTGGGGTGCTGTATGTTAACCCCTGACCTACTCCACGACTACCAGAAGAAAGCGGTTAACTTCCAATGTACCCACCCCAACTCTATGCTCTGGTTGGACATGGGACTGGGAAAGACCGTTATCACGCTTACCGCATTAGCGCACCTGATTAAAACTCAGTTCCTACGTGGCGTAATTATTGTTGCGCCTATACGGGTTATCCGTCTGGTATGGCGACAAGAAGCTGCTAAATGGGAGCATACGAAGCATTTAAAGTTTAGCATGGTTGCAGGTACTAAAGACCAGCGAACACGCGCCTTACTGCGTCCTGCTGACATCTACATGATCAACTATGAAAACCTTGGTTGGCTTGCCGAAACGCTGCAAACGTACTTTATTAAGAAGTCCAAACCTATGCCTTTTAATGGCATTGTGTGGGATGAAATAAGCAAGATGAAGAACAGTGCAACCGAACGGGTGAAGTCGTACAAGAAGATAGCTAGTCATTTTGATTGGACTACCGGACTGACGGGTACACCTGCTAGCAATGGTTACAAAGACCTACATGGACAGTTCTTAGTAGTAGATCGTGGTGAACGTTTAGGCACCAGCAAGACAGCGTTTCGCACTAGGTTTTATCGCAAAGTCGGACCATACAAAGAAGTGGCGTATGAGGACACCATCAAAAAGTTAATCGGTGACATTACCTTAGAGATGAGCGCAGAGGACTACAATCCACTCCCCGACTTGATTGTGAACAACATCGAGATTGAAATGCCTGATGAGTTACGCGCCAAGTATGACCGATTAGAAAAGGAGTTCTTTTTGGTGCTGGACAGTGGTAAAGAGATTGAAGCGTTTAACCAGGCTGCATTGACCAACAAGTGTTTACAGTTCAGCAATGGTGCCATGTATCCAATAGCAGGTATGCCATTATGGGAACCGGTGCATGACCTGAAGCTGGATGCACTAGAGGAAATACTGGACGAAGCGCAAGGTTCACCAGTGTTGTGTAGTTACGCTTATCGAAGTGATGCGCAGCGTATCATGGAGCGATTCAAAGCCATACGACCAATCAACCTAACTGAGTGCAAAACCGAAGCATCATTAGTTGATGCGATGCACCGATGGAAAACTGGAGATTGTCAACTGATGATATGCCATCCTGCATCAGCCGGACATGGTATTGATGGACTGCAAAAGAATGGTCACATACTTGTCTGGTACGGATTGAACTGGAGCCTTGACCTGTACGAACAGTTTAACGCCCGTGTTAGACGACAAGGACAAGGAGCACCAGTAATGTGCCACCGCATAATGATGCAGAACACATTAGACCAAGCGCAAGCAATGGCTTTGGATGACAAGGCTACAACCCAAGCAGGACTGCGTAATGCAGTCAAACAATATCGTCAATCAAAAGGAGTATGAAATGAATTGCCAACATGAAAACATTGTGACTCGCCGTTTTGTGGATAACAATGAGGTGGCGATGTGGAATTGCGCTGAATGCAAGATGCGCTTTGAGCCAGCATCAGCATTAGATAAGTCATTCCGTGATGGCGCAAAGTACGAGCGTGAGGCGTGTGCGCAATTGTGTGACGCAGAAGCAACCATTGAGGGCATAGCACAGCGATGCGCTGCTGCGATTAGAAACAGGAGTAACACATGACCAACTTAATTCGCCTTAGACCGTCAACCACCATGACCGCGCAGCAAGCACTTGAATCTGCACTGGTTGACGCTGAGTCTACTCATCTGACTGATGTGCTGATTTGTGGTTATGACTCCAATGGGAGTTTGTACATACGGTCAAGCAGACTCACTTGTGCGGAGGCATTTTTTCTTGCAAGTAAAGCCGCTCAATGGGCGCAAAACGGAGGTGTGGAATGACCGAAGCTGAGATAATCAGTATGGCGCGGGAAGCACTTTTGCCTTCAGATCAGCTTTACCACTCAAACCTTGTGCGCTTTGCCGCACTAATCGCTGCTGCCGAGCGCGAAGCGTGCGCAAAACTAGCACAAGAAACGGTATGCGACACCCACATACCCACCGGCATTCAGATTTACGGAACCAAAGTGGCAAAGGCCATACGAGCGAGGAATGCGCAAGAATCGCTGATATTGGTAATGACCCACGACCCGCAAGTAATCCTGAACGATATCTCTCGGGAGTCAATACTGCATCAAAACTAGTAGCACAAGACATTGCTTATAAGATTCGCGCAAGAGGTGAAAAATGAGTTATTCAGAACATGAAATGAAAGTTGTCCAGTGGGGTGAAGCCCGTGGAATTGTGCAGAACGCAACAGCGCAGTCACAAGCCATTAAAACACTGGAGGAAGTGACAGAGTTGTTCGACGCACTGAACAAAGGTGACAGAGAAGCAACCAAAGACGCTATTGGTGACATTGTGGTTACGCTGATTATGGTGTGTGCAGTGCTTGATTTAGACCTGACCCAGTGTCTTGCAGGAGCCTATGAGCAAATTAAAGACCGCAAAGGTTTTTTAACAAAAGAAGGAATATTTGTCAAACAGTCGTGATACAATAGTGTCACATTAACTTAGGAGTAATTGTAATGTTTAGTGACACTATTAACTGGATGCGTGGCGTGTTTCAACCGCCAAGCGCTGAAACCATCGCACTGCGTGAGCTTGAGGACTGCAAGCGGGAACTGTTAAACGCCCATAGCAGCCGCGAATATGCTGAGGCAATGTGTGAGTACTATCAAACCAAAATAACGCGCTTAAACGCTTATTTACACGATGCAACTGGGGGTGTGAAATGAATGATTTAGAAAAAGCAGCGCGCCAAGCGCTTGAGGCTTTAAGCCGGTCTAAATTAATGGACGATAACCACTTCTATTGCTACGCGGCAGCAACCGCCCTGAGCCAAGCACTGGAGCAGGCAGAGAAAAAGCCATGTAACCCGTCATGCGCACCCGGATACTGCTACTGCAAGGAAATGACAGAGCAACCGAAACAAAAGCCGGTGGCGTGGTGGAACCCAAAAAAAGACACGGTAAGCTGCGACCCCGTTCACAGGCACCACCCCGATTGTGTACCACTTTACACCGTGCCACCACAGCGCGAGTGGGACAGTCTGACAGAGGAGGAAATTTCCGCAATAGCTAAGAAACTGTTTGGGGCTCCTTATGACGCGGGGGCGAATCGTTCATTTGCCCGCGCCATTGAAGCCAAACTAAAGGAGAAAAACGTATGAACGTTAAATTAGTATGGTCTACGCCAGAATCAGACAAGATGATTGCAGAAATTGCGCGGGTATCCAATCCCGACAATCAAAAAAACCCGAATATTGAAGGCTTGCTAAAGTACATGATGCGCGAGGGACATGTAAGCCCTTTCGAGATGGCTAACGCTTGCATTGAGGTAACGACTACCCGCGACATTGGTAGGCAGATTTTACGCCATAGATCATTCCAGTTTCAAGAATTTAGTGGACGATACCAAAGCTATGACAAGTTACCCGATGCACCATTACGTGAGTGTCGGTTGCAGGATGCCAAGAACCGTCAGAACAGTATTGCCACTGATGACTATGAGCTGGCTCAAACATGGGAACTAGCCCAACAAACCATATTAAAAGAAGCGCATACCGCTTACCAATGGGCACTAGAACAAGGTATTGCCAAAGAGCAAGCTAGGTCGTTATTACCCGAAGGTTTAACCACTTCGCGACTGTACATGAATGGAAACCTGCGTAGCTGGATTCACTATTTGCAAAGCCGTTTGCATCCATCTACCCAAAAGGAACATCGAGAAATTGCAGAGGAAATATTGAGTATTCTGCGTAATATCGCACCAATAACCATGAATGCGTTTTTCAATGACGAATCGGTGTAACTTGTTATTGAAACATTGTTGTAAATGTGAAACAAGAAGAATACCAGAAGGTGGTATCTACTTAGCACCGACTAAGTGGATATGTGCAACATGCTGGTTAAAACGGAGCAAATTAATTAATGCGAAAACGAAGCAAATACAGACCAAAAACCATAATCAATGACCCGATAGCCTATGCCATATCAAGTGTGCAACCCATAACCAAATACGGTAGTCACATACTAGATGTGAAAATAAAAAACCACGATTCCATGAATGCGTTATTGTTTGGTAAAGCCACAGTAAACGACATGGACGTATTAATTTGCATGGCTAATGTTTGTGAAGCATTGTATCGACTAGGGTTTGGACGTGATTACAAAGATGTAGTAAATAAAGGATTAGATGCACTGTATCAAATAGGAACCCGTGGTTACCCTACACAAACATTTGTGTGCAAATTGCAGGAAGTCGCTGATATGAATGACTTAATGGAATTGCACGATGCTCAAATGGACGTGGTTACAGTACGCGATATGGAAAAAGCAATGGTACTTGTACAGCACGAGTTTAAATTACGAAAGATGCGTAAAATAGGAGAACTAAATGAAAAATTATTGTAACGATGTTGCAAAAGTAGCGCCCGTCAAGTGTAGCTATTCACGTGAAAATGAATATTACACCATGTGGGCTGAAGATTTACGCATGGTTGCCAAGGGTGTGTTGGCAATGATACTGATAACGTTATTCAGTTTTATCGGTATTTTGGCGCTTGTCGTAAACTGACCAAGCCAATCCTGCAAGCGTGGCAACGGCTCCTGCAAGGGCTTCAACACCTTCACCGCTAATGCCATAGCTTGCAAAGAAACCACCACCCAAAGCGGTCAATAGGTGCCTTATCAAGGCTTGCATAAGTATTGGGTTCATGGGTACTTACTCCTGTTTAAGTAATCAATTGCTAATCGTAATCGCGTAGTGTTGTCGTCAAACATACCAATTCCCGCATTGCATTTTGTGCAAAGAATGCCACGTATATTGCCTGTAGTATGGTCATGGTCAATGCACAATCTACGAGTAGAACCGCAAATGACACATGATTGTAAATTAAGGTCTTCTTTGCTTGCACCATACACTGACCGTTCCCAATTTTGACGTACCACATCTGGTTGAGTTTTGCGGCGTTCTTTCATGTATTCACGATGGCGCTTTTTTTCTTTCTCACGATCACGGTTTTTGTACCGACAAACTTTACATTGTTTGCGCGGGTTTGGTCGATTTTTTTGAAATTCAAAATCAGAAATCGGTTTCTCAATTTTGCAACAAACACAAATTTGTTTCATGGGTATGTTTTTCGATCTAACTCAAAATGCGGACCATCGCGGAATTTTACCCACGAACCACCCCACACAATCGGCACGTTTAAATCAGTAGCTGCTTGCTTCATTGCTGCTGCTATTTTAGAGTACAACGGCCAGTCCCATCTTACTTCTTTGTTCACCCAAGCACCCAAGTCTACAGCATGACCAGTGATGTGTCTGCTGTTCATGGTACGACTAGCACCAGCTTTGAGTAGTTGCTCTTGGTGTGCCCTGGAGCGCAAGCCTTCGAGTACCACAAAGTCAACTTCAGTAATAGCAATGGCACGTTCCACCACGCGCACTAGGTCAGGATGCACACCTTCAAGGCGTTTATATGACCGTGAACTAAGTGTATACATTATCCGCCTTTGATGTGACTAATGATGAAACCAACAAGCGCGGATATGGCAGAAACAATGGTCATACCAAACCACAGTCCACCCTTACCCTTGTTTGCCAGCGCCAGCAGTTCTTCCATCTGGCGTTCCATTTTGTCTACTTTCTTATCCATAGACTGTACTCTTTCCCAAAGCACTCCATATTTAACGGGGTCTATCTGACCATCTTCAAAAGCCATGATTACCTCGCTAATGCGTTTTGGTTTTCTTGCTGAGGCGCAAGATTATTACGTGGTGTGGGTGTAGCTCGTCTTACCATTTCTTGACCTAAACCTTGCGTAACAGCACGTTCAGGCAACATTGTTTTTTCTGCTAATTTTTCAACAGCTCGTTTTTCTGTTAACGATATTGCTTTTTTAACAGACTCGGCAGCTAAAGCAGGGTCGGTCATTTCCCTAGCTATTTCCATAGCCAACTTATCATCCAAATGGGTAATCAATCGTTTATAAACAGCATTGAATATTGTAATCCCTCTATTCAATAATGCGGGTAATGGCATACCAATTGATTCACCAGTTCTTGTACCAATTTCTTTAATGTCAACACCTGCTTCTGTTCCAGCTTTAACCAATCGTTCATATTCACCACGCCGAATCAAATCTTGCCGTACTGCGTTTACGTTGGATAGTTGCTGTGGTGTTAAACCCTTGGTCAACTCTGATATGCGTTTATTTACAGCGTCAGCAGTTGCACCAGGTGGCAGCGGTGCCGATAGTTTGATGTTGGCTGCTTTAGCCATGTCATCGATTGTTTTAAGTCGTGCTGCATTTGTGCCAACTACGTTAATGCGACTTAGTACGTTCATACCAGCATCGTCTAACACCTTAATTGGGTCAGCGTACTTTTTCAAGAATGCTGCGTGTGCTTCAGGTGTTGGTACTTTGACTTCACGCAAATATAAGTCTTCAATACCTGCACGAGCAGTCTGCATTGCTTTAGGATCATCTCCAAACAACGTAACAAAGTTTTTAGCTTCACTTACCCCACGAGGTTGAAAGTACTTTGTGATTACATCTTCTGGTTTAATCTTTGGTTCATTAAGTGCGGTAGTGCGGAAAATCTGTTCGTTTACACCAGTTCTAAACCGTGGCACATATTCTTGACGGTATGTGTCCAATGCTTTTTTATACAGTGTTTTTGCTTCAGGTGATAAACCAGATTGGTTTACAGCATCATCAATGGTGCTGTGAATCTGCGACAGGTTTCTTAATCGAGTTGCAATGTTAGGGTCGTTGGATGTACGAGCAGATTGAATGTCTGAGTTAATTGCTTTGCGGATATCGTCTAAATCACGCAACGTAACTTCTGGCGGCAATGGTTCAGCCGGTGCTTGTTGTATCCTACCGCTAATCTTTCCTTTACCTATTGGTGTAGGTGGTTCAGATTTAGCTTGCAAAGAACGCAATTTACTAACTGTTTGTGGTGCAGTGCTTGGGTCAAACTGAGATAATTTACGACCAAGTATTTCTTCTGCTTTTGATACCACGTCTGACATATCAATCTTGGTACCACCAGCAGCTTTAAAAGCATTTTCATACGCTGGAGCAATAACGTTAGTTTTCATTGCTTGTCGTTTAGCTTCTGCACCAGCAGCCAATGCTTCACCTGCATCTTCTGGACGCAACGGGTTTAACGCAGAATCCATTTTTTGTTGAACTTTTGCAGCAGCATTGTCAAACTTTGTTTGCGCTCTTGCTTGCTGTTGTGTTTGTGCTGTAGTAGTTTGCGCTTGTTGTTCTGCGAATTGTGAAGACAATGATGGTACTTTTTCGGATTTTGCACCAAGCATTGAAAACTTCACACTACCAGCAGGAGCCGCTACTTCAGCAGCACCTGGTACAGCACCTGGTACAGCAGCACGTTTACCAACTAACGCATTTAGAATGTCGTTACCCTTACCTTCAAGTGCGTTTATGTAAGTGTCTAATTTTACGTTTCGTACTTTATCAACGTATTTACCAATAACAGATGCAACTGGACTTACCACACCTCGCCCTAAACCTTCCAGTGATGCACCAATGATTACATCTTTGGTTGCGCTACCCAATGCTTCTGCTGCACTGCTTGGCGCTTTGCGATAACCAAGGGCTTGTTCTGCTATGTCAAGACCACCTTTAGCAATACCATAGCCCAAACCTGCACCACCCATTACTCCAGCAGGTCCCATAGGTGCACCAATGGTACCTCCTGCAACACTACCTAGTGCTTCAACAGTAGGGCGTACTAATGCTATTTGTTCATTAGCAGGCGCAGCACCTGCTTTCATTCCCATTTCAAACGGTGCAGACAAAATATCAAACGGGCTAAATTTGCGACCAGTTGGTACTTCTGACACTTGCTGTGTTGGTGCAGTAACAGATTGTTTAGGTGCATTATCCCATTGCACCTCATTGGGGTTAATCTTTACAGTCTTGGGTTGTTTTGGTGCTTCATCCCATTGCACTTCATTAGGATTAATCCGCATATTCAAGACTCCCATCACTGTACTGAACTACACGCTTGCCATTGTGCATACCCGTTCTGGTTACAGTACGAGAACCTTTTGTGCTAGGTTTTACAGGTGCGGTAACTTGTTGAGTTTCATCACCATACAAAGCATCATATTTATTCTGCATTGATTGTTCAAAACCTCTTGCTTGCCTTACAACATCTCGCATTTGTTGATCAAGATTACCAGCACCGGGGTTAATGTTTTGAACACTGTCTGAAACAATCTTCCACTCTTGCACTGCCATATTACCTAATTTACCATATTGACTTGCTAATTGGCGACCAAGGGTTGCAATCTTACCTTTGAATGTTTCTAGTTTTTGTTCAGCACGTGCAGCATTCCCACCTTTAATGCTAGGTAACATTGATTCAAGACCAACAATTCTTGAATAACCTGGATGCTGTGGTATTCCTTTTTCTGGATTACCAACCAATTCATCAGTTAATTTTTCCAACTCGTCTGCTGTAGATTTTGCAGCTTGAACACCTTGTTGTTCAGCTACTCGTTCCTTGTTGGCTTTTTGTTGTTGCAACTCAGTCATTGGTTTGGTATCAGCAGGTCCACCAGGTATCGCTTCTAGTTCACCAAATGGTGTAAACCGATACCCACTAGGCGCTTTTCCACCACCACCACCACCCGCACGAGTAGCTTGTGCAATTGCAATTCGATCAGCAACACTCAACTGGTCTTGTCGTTGCGCTTCACGATATTGTTCATATCCTTGCGCGGTCAAAGGATACCCCAATGCTTTCATTGTTTTAACATCAGCAGTTGGCTCCATTGCCGTTAACTGTTGTTGTAATTGTTTAACCCTAGCTTGTGCGCGAGGGTCTTTGAATCGACTTAGTTGTATTATTTCATCTTGGATAGCTTCTACTGGATTAACCAGTGCATTAGTTGGTGCAGCAACAGGTGCAGCAGGTGTCAATGCGTTAGTTGGTTCTGTAGGACTAAATCCACGTTGTCTGGTATCAAGTGGAGCCGATTGTCCCATTTGATACACTTTGTCCATAAGAGGACGATCTGTGTCAGTACCCATTACTCTATAGCTAGCAGCAGGTGCAGTTGGGTCAAACGTACCTGAACCTAATGCACCCGGTGCAGGTGTAGGTCTTGTGGCAGTAGGCGCACCAACTGGTGACGTACCCGCTGGTTGTCCTTTACCTTTTAAATATTCCTCAAACGCTTTTTTATCTCTAATGGTTTGATATATTTCATACCCTTGATTGAAGTATTCTGGAACCTTCATCATTTCTTGCGCTGCGGTTTCTAAATCATCAGGACCACCCGCTTTACTGATAGCAGTTCGTATGCGCTCAAGTCCTTCGCTTTTTCTGCGATACTCTTGCATCTGCATGTCACCAGTTTGAATCTGCTGCATTTGTGCGTAATCTGCTAATGCGTTTATAGGCTGGTATTCAGTCGTTGGTTTAAACGACATTGCAATGTTTGGGTTTACTAGTGCCATTTTGTGTCCTTAATACCAATCATTAACTAGGCATTGGTCCAACAGATGCTGGATTCTGATATGTGTAGTTATACCCACCAGCACCAGGTGTGTAGTTGAAATCTTGATTACGATTAAGATAATTTTGCAACAATGCGTTTTGCGACTGTTGGTTTTGATAGTTCATATATTGGTTCAATCCACCAGCCAATGTGTTTGCTTGTCCCATGTATCCCGACGCACGAGCCTGTGCACCAGCACCAATAGCTTCACCTGCACCAGTAGCGTATTGTTGTCCAGCGGTACCCAATGTTTGAGCACTGGTTTGACCAACACCCGCTAACGTTTGCAATGGTCCAAGTCTAGCTTGACGTTCAAGTTGGTAACGATTAAACGCATTTTGGTATTCTTGCGAACCCATATCTTGACCATAACGTTGCGCGGCTTTAAGTGCACCACCAGATATTAACCCACCACGAGCAGCAGCTTGTCGATCAAGTGCTTTTTGACCTTCGGCAAGTCGAAACGCATAACCAGGGTCTTGTTGGAACTGACCCATACCAAACGGTGTGTATTCGGACGCACCTTCTAATTTATTAAGTGCACGTAATCCTACTTCACGAAACGGCTTTTGTAGTTCAACTTGACGTTCAAACTGTTGTCGTTGTAAATCCGCTGCTTGTGTTGCCGCATCTGCTTGTGTACTAGCCGCTTTTTCTGCGCTTCTTGCGCCTAATAGACCACTACCAAGCGTTGCAGCAGCAGACATCCAATTGCCACTTAACGCATTAGCAGCACTACCAACTAACGAACCTATTGCCTGACCCATAATTATTTCTCCAGTCGGATAACACCGTTTTCTCGGCTTACTTCATAAAACCCGAAATGCCGCGCTAGTCGTAGCGAAGGACTGTTACATTCATTGATTCGCGCAACAATTTTACCGTACCGTCTACCCATAGCGTCAAGGTATTTTGTTATTTCTGTACGCATACGCCAGCGTCCTCTTTTTTCAGGAATAACAAACAAGTCAATTTCATTTCCTATTGACAAAAATGCACCACCGTCAAACAAACACGTTTCGGCTTTTTCTTCAACAATACTGCGTAAATCATCGGTAGTTTGGTAATAGTCCTTGATGACTTGCCATACATCATCAGGTAACTTCACGACCAGAAACCCGCATATTGATTGCCGTAGCAGTACCAGCTATGGTACTAATGAAATCACCAGCGTTCAATACTTGACCTACAAGTTCTGGAAATGTATATACTTCCGATGGTTGTAACGTCTTGGTCTTGGTAATCAAATTAGCGTTACCTGCACTACCTGAAGTAGTAACCAAGTTTACACTGATTGTTGCAGCAGTGGCGCTATAGTTAGTAGCAGTGAACTTGTCAATAATGGTAGTAACACCGTTTGCAGTGTACTGAGTTGTTTGTGTACTTTCCACTATCTTAGCGGGTACTAAAACTTTAACGGTAACGGTCATTGAAAACCCCCAATGTTATTTGAAACTGTAAGAATGATGGACGGGATACCCGGATGCGGCGCAACAGCGGTTTCCGCTAATATCTGAACACTAAGATCGTCAACCGAAAATATAAGTTCCACGTAGTCGCCAGCATTTAGATTAAAAAAGTAATTTAACGAAGAAAACACTTCAGCGTTGTTACCTTGGATTCTAATCTGACTAGCACTATCGGGTACATCTACACCATTCAATCTAAACCACAAATAAAACAATCCTGTACCACCAGCAGTTTTATCTAACTGAAACGATGTGTCAAAGTTGTAAATACCAGGTGTATCCACCATCACACGAGATGTTGTTGATAAAACCACACCATTACTTAGGTCAGTGTTGTTAAATGTAATGGCTGTAGCCGTGTTAATAACAGTAGCTGCTTGGGTAGTGGTGTCGTAGAATGAACCATAGCGAGATGCTGCAAATTGACGTGGTGGTGGTAGCAACTGCAAACCTTCTACCTGTTTTTGCAACTCTGCTATTTCACTAACCTGACAACACACTTGTGTTTCTAACCCTTGGATTTGTTTTTGCAATTCTGCTATTTGCGACTCTTGGGTTGACCCCGCAGCATAAGCAGCAAAACTAACAGGTGTTGGGTCAATCGTGTGTATGTCAACGTAAGGTTGAGTAGGTGGACCAACCTGCAAGTCTAGCAACGATGTATCGTTACGCCCACCACCAGTTAACGTAAACAAGTTTAAAAAGAACCGATACCATTCACGCGAGATTAATCCTGACCGTTCATCAATGATCGGTACACGTGGTGCAATGATATTTGTTTCGTTTAATGGACTAGGCATTGGTTCCGCTGAGTTGTAATTCAGCACCCACAATAGCAATCTTTACAGGATCAGTACCCGATATTTCATACACACGGTCACGCAGTTTAAGCGTCATACCTAGTCTACGCCAAAACACACGGCGATAAAACTGACCAATTTTACCAATAGATGCCCAATGTTCATTAGACCAAGTGTGACCGCCATCGTCTGACCAACGGAGCATAACTTCGGGGTCACTACCTTGACCTAAGTTCAAGCCAACACCTGATTCGCAATCAAGTTGTAAGCTATGTTGTGCGGTACGTTTAAGGTTGTTTTGACCTGTCGGTAATGCTCTCCATGACCGCAACCATTTTTGAATTTGACTGTTATCAGCGTAAGTGTCAAGGTCAAAAGCGTATATGTTGCCAGATTCAAAATCACCTACGATCACATTATTATTGAATGACATTTGGCAGTTACTACGGTGCCGAGTAAATGCGCCATTGTCAAACCCTGCGCGTTCATGCCATGCTTGGGTAGATACGTCATACACCCATGTAGTGTTAGCCGATGGGAAAATCAACACATAAAACGCATGACCGTCTTGCTGGTATGTGTACGCAAGTGCATCTGACAAATTAGAATATTGCTGGATTTGCCACTCAACTGCATGGGTGATGATACGTTGACCAGTGTATCCATTGGCGCGGTAAACAATACCTTGTCCACGAGCGTCAGCACCAAGCCAAAACAGGCCGTTATCAAGTTTTGCAATCGAGTATGGGGCTACACAACCAATTTCATTAAAAGCGCCCTGAATGCGTTGTAATGGGAAATCAGCAGTACCCGCATCGTACCAAACTTCAACTGAGTTTGTACCAAATACCCATGCTTCACGATGATCAATTATTAGACCTGCTACACCGTCAGGTGAACCTTCAGCACTGGCGAAATCCAGCGGGTCAACTGATAAACCATCTAACAGGCTTGTAACCCATATACGTTGACTGTTCGGTTCATTGAACACAAAGTAACCATCAAGGTATCCAACTGTTACTGCACCTGGAAAGTCAGGGTCGGTAATCTGCTGGAACACGTTGGTTGTGTTGTTGTAAATGTAACTTGGACCATTACAAGCTATGAACACTTGTGTACCATTGTCGGCAATACTAACTGGACCAGTGCCACTAACATCGCCTAATTTAGTAGCAACGTAAGACGTATTAATCTTGTACAGTTCAGTGCCCGATACAACAAACGCAATTGTGCTTGTATTGGAAAACGCCCATAGCCCACGGATAGGTCCCGATCCAATAGTTTGAAGAAACTTTAAACCTGGTGCACGTTGCAAAAATGCAGGTTCTTTACCTGCTTCCGGTATTATTTCTGGAAACAGATTGACCATGCGAGCATCCGCAGCATTAACGCTACGAGTGACGTAGGTTGAGCCAAGAATGGGTGTTTTCATCAATAGTTACCAGCGTAGACGTTAAATCGTTGACGAGTAGCCACAATAGCGTATGGCATAGACATTACATCGTCAGGATTGTTAATGCGTTTCAGATTACGTTTGCTTGTCATAGCAATACGCTGTACTTGTGGGCTTGGTTCTACACCGAATTCAGGTGCAATCTCCATTGCCAGATTGTAAGTAAACGCACGTAAATAACCAGGTGGAAAGAACAAGTCAGTTGCCAAAGTAGCAGGGTTACTTAGTTCTTGCACCGATACAAAATGCCACTCTAAATCACGTGTTGGGCGTGGGTAAATGGTCATGGTAACATCTGGAAACGTCATGTTTACAAAGATTACCTGTGGATAAGTCGAGGTTACAGTTTTAACAGCAATACCGTCATACTGTTGCTGATTGATAAACTTGATACCAAAAGAAACGTTAGTGCCAGGGTCACGAAAGTATGTAGCATCGTCAAGTAGTACAGGACGTAAACCAATAAAATCGCCAGTGGGTCCAAGTGTGCGAGAAATTAAACCAGCAGGCCATGTGAAAATCTGGTCTTGTGTGCAAAAAACAGACAACCGTTCAGTATTCCAACTGTCGATCATTTGGTTAAGCGCCATCAAACTGTCTTGCATAACAGATGCAGACGTGGTTTCGCCTTCAGCCAATACACCAATTAATCGTAATGCACGATTAATTTGATCGCCAGCAGTATAAACAGCCATTTTAGTTTCCTTCGTTTGTCGCCTCAACCTCTGCGACTTTACGGGTATATTTGCGCTTCACTGCAAGGGTATTAATCACTTCTTCAGCAATTGAAGGCATAGATGGATTGTATATCGTCCAGCCATTTTCTACATCACATTCAACTTCAATATCTGAAATTGCAACTTTGGTTCCATGAATAGGATGCTTGAGATAGATGTGCATATTAAAACGGGGGTGGTTAGCCCCCAACTGGATTAAGTAACGTTACCTACTTGCCATTTACTACCGTCTGAATAAAACACTTTACCTAGACCAGTGGCGTTACTTGTAAAGCCAAATGATCCTTTAGGTGCAGTAGTTGTAGTGACGTTAGCAGTGATTGCGGTAGAATAAAAGTACGCTCCAGCTACAGCGTTGCTAGCGGCAGCATCACCAGTGCTAGTAAAACTAGCAGCAGTTGCAGCACCAGTAACTGTTACGCTGTCCAGTAATGGGTCAGCAAACGCAACACCAATTGCTTTAGTATTAGGCATGATTTATCCTTAAAACAGGGGCCGAAGCCCCATTAGGTTTAGCTAAGACGATAGCAAGTGTAAGTACCATCACCAGTTTTACGGGCACGGAAATGTGCACCAAAACCAGAAGCGGTAGTTAAACCGGAACCAACTAAAGTCCAACCAGTATTGACAGTCAGTGTGCCCACACCAGTGCTGGTAGACATAACAAAGAAGTCAAAAGTACTGCCAATTTTAGCGCTGCTGATTTCAGCATCCACACCGCCTACGCCAGTTACAGCAGGGAGTTGAAGATTGTTAGCGTTAGTCTGTGTATACAGAATTATGCCGCCTTCTAAATCAGCAACTGTTAGAGCAGCAGTTGCATTAGCTGTATAAACAGCAGGTGCAGGACCGTAGCCCAAAGTAACTTCATTCAGATTGCCGTCACCAACTTGATAACCGCCGCCGCCATTAGGTAAAGCCATGATAAATTTCCTTTAAATAAGATGTAAATTAACGCCCCCGAAGGGGCATCAGATTAGCCCCAAATACGGCAAGCCATCTGTGGACGAATGGTGCTGTAACCGTACAGTACGTCAATACGGCAAGGCATACGGTCATTGTTAATGTCGTACTGACGAACAACGCGCAAGCTGATACCGTTATGGACAGCACGAGCAGCCATGTCTACACCTTGTGGCAACAACAAGTCAGCAGTTGCAAAAGTGATAGCATCCTTGTGGTAAACCAAGTTCTGAGCGTATTGGCTAGAAGCAGCACCCAAGAAGGTAACGGCTTTACCAGTTACAGGCAATACATTCATGGTAGCCAGAGCGTGACTAGCAGAATACATTGGAGCAACGGTTACAGTCCAAGTACCAGATACAGCGGTGGCATCAGTCAATGCTACAAACTGGAACAATGAACCAGTAGATTCACGAGTTTGTGGGTTGACTGCGTAGCAATCAGCAACAACAAATACGTCACCAGCTTTAATAGTAGTGGTTACAGAACCTTGTTCCAACAGGATAGTAGACGCGCCTTCAGAAGTTACACCAGGTGTTTTAACCAAGGTAGAAGCAGAAGCGTCACGTGAACCAGTGGTGTGTTGTTTGATAGACTGAGACATATTGATCTCGTCAAAACCCAACACACCAGTTCCCATCATGCCGTTACGGAACTGTTTGCTGATAGTGTCTGTAGGATTAAACAGACCTTTCATACCTTCAACCAAGCCAGCGTTAGCAGCAGGGTTTACGGTAGCGTAACGTGGAGACATTACAGCAGCGTTTTCGTTCAGCTTTTGTTGGGCTTGCAACAGCACCAAAGAAGTTGAAGGAGTAGTACCAGGAGTACCAACGGAGTTACCGATTATTTTATAAGCGTTAGCAACGTCAGCGTCAATGCTGGATGCCAATTGGCTAATACGTGGTTTAAGCACACGTTCAGCAAAGTCGTCCAATTGCATTGTCAATTCAGCAGAGGTGAAGTTAACACCAATGTGCTTTTGATTAGCAACGGTCAAAGTGGTGAACTGTTCGTTGTCGTCTTGAACTTGCAGGGCGGCACCGTCAGTTACCAGAGCGCGGTCAGGTAAACGGATACGCAGTGTAGAACCAATCTTAGCGCCTTCAACAGCGAAAGAATCGTCATATTGACGGTTTACGTTACGGGTCAATACAAGGTTATTCTCCAGAATTTCCAGAGCCTTGCGTGTGATCATGTCGATCGTTAGGATACTGTTTGACATATTAAAAAGTCCTTAAAATTTAGCGATTCTGTGCTTCCCACTTTTTCCGCTGTCTTGCACGTTCAGCTTCAATCCACTGTGAATCCGTCATAGTCTTGGTAGACCGTGGATCGGTAGTGTCAAAAGCTGGCGATCCAGAAGATCGTGCAGTTACTGGCGAAATTGGCGCTGGCGCAGATGTTGTTTTCTTAACTGGAGGTGATGAAACTAATTTAGCTTCAATTTTTCCAATCTCTTTTGCCTGTGCGAGTGGCGACATGCGTGAGATACGTTCCGCATCTTTTGGATTTGAACCTAGATAATAAGCTAAATCTGGTCCAATGTCCGAAGATTGAATTGTCTCAGCCATCACGTTAGTAATTGACAGCTTGGGATTGTATGCGACTTGTTCAAAATCATCATACTTATCTCTTGCCGATTCTTCACGCTCCTGATAGCTTTCAAGAACTTGCGACTGCTGTTTAGCGGCTTCACGTCTAGCAATCAATTCCTCTGCCTTCTGGTATGCCAATGCTTCTGCATAGGCTTCAGGAGACTCGTATTGATCAACAGATGCCGTTGGTGCAGCTTTAACGATTTGCGTTTCCGCAGCACGTTGTGCTTGCTCTCGTTCCCACTTACGTTGCTCTCTTGCAAGGCGTTTACCGATCATCGCATCAATGTCAGCTTGAGAGTACTTTTTTTCCTCTGTTGCTTGGTCGTTTTGATTCTCGATTTTTTCCGGCGCATTTATCGCATTTTCAGAAGTAGCCGTTACTTCCAATGCTGGCGCGGAGTCAACTTCCGCTAAGGTTTGGACTTCTTCAGTCATTTACATGAATCCTTCGATTCCTCGGTGAACCTCACCGATACGGTTTGTGCTGCTATTATGCAACAGATTTTTTAGATTGTGCAACAGATGCTTGATATGTTGCTATTACATCTTTTGTATGCGTTGCCTTGCAAATAGACTTTACCCTTGCGTCCTCGGTGTTGTAATCATCACCTGGGGCAACGACATGACGGTGGAACGTGCTACTGATCTGTTTGCCATCTTCCATAATGGCAGTCTTGGTGCGTACTTGGACGACACCTGATTCGACCACTTCAACGCGGTCAACAACTTCAATTTTCTCTAAGGCCATTTTGATACTCCAATCAAAATCAAAATCTGATCATCCGGATCAGTACGGTTTAAAACGCCACGCAGTTGCTAGTCTGCAAGTTGGTGTTCCCACCAAGATCAACCACAGGCGTTTGCCCGGTAGCACATGTCACATCACTGATTACAACACGGTTGCTGTTCAGCACATAAGCTCCGTCAGATGCAGACATTACATTGTCTAATTTCACACGTAAGCCGCTTTCAATGGCAACAGCGGGTGTCACGCTACCAGACGGGGAGATGCCAGTTTCAAACAACATGTTTACGTTGCTGATCGAAATGTCAGTGCAGCCAACAAAGTCTGTCCCAAGGTTAAAGTTACTATTTGAGCCGTCATAGCGGACGTAGCAAGTGACGTTAGATACCACCCCGCGATTATTTTTTAACAAAAACGCTTTGCTGTTGTTTGCCGTTGCTGTACCAAATAATGAGACATATAACCCGTTAACAGAAACCTGATCGACGTTCAGTGCCGATGGTGTTGTGCGAGTATAGAGTGAGATGACTTCAATGTTTGGGTCAGACACATGTTGGCCGCGCCATGCGTTAATGTTTGACAATTTGTAGTCGTATGGTGTTGGCGAAAGTCCAGATAAGCGATCAACCGAGATAGCTTGATACGTGCAATCCAATTGACAGTCTGAAATTTCCACCTCTGCGCAATCACGCATTAAAATTGCAGTACGCACGTTTCCAGTGTTGCGGTCATCAACCTGCACATTACGGATTGTTACTCGTTTGGTCTTTGTGATGTCGATCAGGGCAACATCTGGGCTTGGGATTGCAGCGCACAAAGTTGCAAGAATATTTTCCAACAGAAGGTTTGTGTTGGCGTACACATCGCCGGATGGTTGCGATTGCTGCCGGAACACAACAGGGCACTTGTTAACGTAGATGTTTCGGAAAATCAAGTTGGTTTCCGTAAACCCCGTGTCAGAGACAATTAGCGCCGCACCAGTTGAAGAAAAGTAATCCGTGGTTGCACGACCGAGGAAGTACACACCATCGACCACAATGTCTTTGCCGATGACAACAATCAACGAATAGAACCGCCCACGGCAGAACGTGTTGCGTACCGTGGCGCTCTTTGTCCACTGCACACGTATAGCGGCCTGCATGTCCACATCTGTGCGAAGTGAATAGACCTCAGTGTCTTCAATTACAAACCCGGCAGTACCGGATGTTTTGATTGCCGATTTCTGCACATTCAGAAAACGGCATCCAGCAATTTTGACTTTATAGGTCTTGTCATCGTCACTAGCGCCAACAACTTGTGTGCGAATGCCGTCAGCGTCTGTTTGGTTAATGTTGGAGTTCGGCACACCATCTGGACGCAATGTTGCAATTTCAACAAAGTCGCAGTCAATGATCTGACCGAAGGATGGGCTAATTACAGCCGCGGCCGAGGGTTGATACAGGTAAATGCCACCACAAAAGCCACCACCAAAACCATCGGGTTGGGCAAGATCAACTTCGTTGGTGATGCCAGAGAATCGGCACGACTCAAACCGGAAACCACCAAGGCCGTTGGCGTCCAGTTCAACAGCGTAAACATCTGTGCTTTCCTGCACTGGATTTGGATTGGTGCCCCACTTACCAACAAATGCAGTAAACAGGCAGTTGATGAATCGCACATCACTAGCGTTGTTGGTCAGCTTAATTGCGCCAATGTCGATGGAAGGTCGATTGGCGCCAGAATCACCGTAGAACCCCATGTCCGTAAACGTGATTCGGTTGGCGGTTACTTGACCCAGCCGTTTCAATCCAGAACCTGACAACATGATGTAACTGCTGTTCTTACCGTCGCCATAATAAGCAACATCGGTCTGATTGAACGACAGTGCGGAAGTCACCTTGTACGTCCCCGATGGAAAGTACACAGACTTGCCGGTGTCGATAGCTGTTTGAATGGAGCTAGTGCTGTCTGAGACTCCAGACGGGTCTGCACCGTAATCCAAGACGCAAACGCCGCCGCCTTGAATCATAGAGTATGAAACTTTAGTTAGTGACATTTTTAATCCTTATTATGCAGCCGTGTACGTAACAGAGAAAGTAAAATCACTGTTCGACTGAACATCAGCGGCAGGTATGCCAAACACGTAAAAACTTGTGTCTGCGGGAAAAATTATTGGGACAATGGGGTTTGTTGGAGTTGATACTAAGTTTGCTGGGTAAATTGAACCAGCAGACCTGAATTGATAATCAGTGCCTGATCCAGCAGGAGTAAAAGGAACATCAATAACTCTTATCGACCCTACTGGTAAACTTACACTAGCTACACGGATGTACCCGGTCAAAGTAACAATCCTGCCAACTTTTGTGTATGAACACTTTGAGTCTGTTGCATTTAAAGTGATGGACCCACTGGTAGTTGCTAAAACCGCTGGTGTCCAAGTACCTTCTTCATAGTCGTTTAGCAACTCACTTGTACCTGTACCCGGTGTGGCAGAAAAGTCAATGCCTTGCCCGTTGGCAACAATCAAGTTGCCTGTGGTTAAAGTCATTTGAGTTGCGCTAATTGCGCGGCCAGCGGTTAAATCGGACACTGCAACTTTTACCGTAGCATTACTTTGTACAATTGGTAAAACTTCAGTACCTGCAAGCGGAGTAGTTGCACCAGTAAGCGCGGAAATCTTTTTATCAGCCATGATTGTTCCTTAAACGTAGTTGACTTCAATTGACGAAGTAACTGGGGGTGCTTGTGAGAATGTGAGAACAGCGCCAGCAACACTGTATGTATTTTTTTGTTGGTACACACCGTTGATGTACACGTTTGTGGCATTTTCACTCGCTGGTGCGCTTGCCAAGGTAAATGCAACTGTAGAACCATTACCTGTAAAGTTTGCAATAATTG